CTAAGCCCAAAGTAGGCCCACTTACTATACCACCCTCGGCGAAGGCCGTAGGCTGTGGCCCCTTATTAAGCATGCCTACTATAATAGTAGAGCCCGCAATAAGCGCGACACCCGCCGCAGCTGCCGCCACTGGGTTCTTTAAAATAAAGTCTTTAAAAGCTTTAGAAGCTGTAGCAGTTGCTACCAACGCGCTACCAAAAGCCCGCATAAATTTAGCGACTGACATTAAAAGAGACTTTCCAAAGTCGTCGAAAGTAGTAATTTGCCCAGTCATAATGCCGCCAAGCATTTCGCCAAAACTCTCTAACCCTTCAGCCGTTAAACTATTAAAAGCTTGGTTTACGCCTACCATGGTCTCAGCCATGCGCTGCTGGTATTCTGTTACTACTCTTAGCTGTTCGCTAGTCTCTCTTTTTACTACGGCTGTATATTGTGGCAGTGGCCCAGTAGCTTTAGCGAAAGTCTCAATAGTTGGGGCGCTTGCGCCAAATTGACTAGCTGGACTTATTCCGCTATTGTTAAAAGCTTTGGCTTGGTTAAGCTGCTCTACTGCTACCGTTTGCTCTTTTATTGCATTTGTGCTTTGAGTTGTAGGCGTTACGCTTAAACCTTGCGCTGTAGCCATTTGCACTATAGCGTCTATTTGCGTTTGAATTTTTGCGGCGTTTGCTGCGGCTATTGTGCCTATATTCTTTTGGCTGTCTATAAAGCCTTGCACCTGTGCAGCAGAAGCGCCACTAGCATAAAGTCTATTTATTTCTGCTTGGGTGCTAAGCTGGGCCTGCTGCTTGCCTATTTCATAGTCTAGCATTTTGGCGCTCAACTCTTGTAACTTTGCAAAGGCAGCTTTAGCTTTAGCCTGCTTAAATATTTCGGCGGTTAAGTTACTGGTAGCAGTTTTTAACTCTGCGCTGTTTACTTTGTCTAGGCTTTGGTTTGCTAAAAAGTCTGGGTAAATTTTTTGTATTTCTGCAAGCGCATTTTTACGCTCGCGCATGCTTGCGTTATGGTTATTAACAACTGCCAATAAACCGCTTACACTCTTTACCTCCTCTTCAAAATTCTTTTGCGTTTCAGCGTTAAGCTCATTAAATAGCTTCTGCTCTTGAGCCGCCTTTTTAGTTTTGTCTGCGTAAGCACTAAGGGCGTAAGCTATTGACGCTAAAGCGGTAGCCGCTAAAGCCCAAGGCGCGGCAGCCATTACTAAGTTGAAAGCCCTTTGTACTCCAGTCGCCGTGCCAACTGCGGCAGCGTAAGCGGTTTGTGCTGCTGCTAACGCGGTAGTGCGCAGCGCTAAAATACCCTGCACCAGCGCGCTCTCTTGTTGTAATAAATTCTGCAACTCTTGCAACCCGCTTACAATAGACATAGCGGCCTGCAATTTTACCATAGTTTTCTGTAAGTTCTCGCTCTCTAAACCCATTAAAGCGGTAGCGCCTTCTACTAACTGATAGGCCCCAGCTACTGCTTGCACTCCACCTATAACGCTGTCTAGTCTTCTGGTGTCGCTAGCAAAGTAGCCCACCTCTGCGCGGGCGTCGCCTATGCTGTCTTTTATTTTACCAGCTTCACGAATTAACTGGTCTGCCATGTGTGCAAACTCTGGCCCTAAAGCACGGGTTTCCATGGCCAACTGGGTTAATTGCTTAACAGTTGCTAGCGTTGGGTTTTTGGTTGCAATGCTTGCCAGCTTCTCTTCGATGCTTTTTGCACTCTTTGCAACGTCGGCCGTCATTTCTGCGCCAGACTTTTTTATTACTGCTATAGCGTCATTAAAGCCCTGTCTAAGCTTTTCAATGTCTGCGCCAATTACTATATTTAGAGAGCGTGCCATTAACGAATATAATTAATAATAAAGTCCTGCGCTACATGGTAGACACCTGCAAAGCCTGCCTCGTCGTCGCTTAAGTGCACCTCACTGTCGAACTCAATAGCTTGACAGTAAACCCCGTTAAAGGTGCTAGGAAAGCTAACAGCTTCTAAAGCATTGCGGACCGCAGCAGCTACCGCCGTAGCACTAGCAAACGTAGTACCGAAACTACTAATCTGCACCCGCGCAAAGTCCGTGCGGCTGTGACTAGTATTCGTAGGGCTTGCTATAATGCTAACTAGGTTATAAGAAATAGCTGGAAAAGCTGACTCTTGCGGGATGCGCAAGGGGTTTAAGCGTGTACTAACTAAGGCCGTAAGCGCTGAGTTATTGCTTAATATGTTGTAAACTATTTTTATAGGTGCGCTCATGCCTTGGCGTCTGGGGTTAATTTGTCAAAGACATGCGAATATAACCTTAAGGCGTCCTCTATACTAATATAGTCTGGCTCTTCCCATGGAAAAGTTAACAAGCGTTTTGGCTCTATGGGTTTCTTTAGGTGCGGGGCCATAGAAGTAGCAACGGCCCAGCGCATTAATTCCCACTGGTTTCTATACTCTTGAGTCTGCGCTTTACGCATGCCCTCAAGTTTTAAGCGCCAAAAGCGAGGGGTACATTTTAAAAACTCGCGCTCGCTTAGGTTAAGTTCGCCGTAGCTTATACGCTCAACACTGCGCCAAGTTAGCGGGGCGCTGTCGCCCTTGGCGTTTACTTTCCCTCTGGCTCGTCAGTACTAAAAAAGTCTGTAACGGCTTGCGTAAAGGCGTCGAGCGCAGGGCTCAACTCTGTAAACTTTGTAATAGAGGCGCCTAACTTTTGCACTGTTGCAAACGGTGTCTTTTCTCCTTTGGCCTCGTAGCCCTCAAGTATTCCGTAGAAGGCGCAGCTTAGCGCAAAGTCCATGCTTTTAGCTAAGTCTTTTTGAAGGTTTAAGTCCGCGAAGGTTTCCATACCAGCCAACTGCATAACATTACGAAGGCTGTTCATGTTAAATAAAAGGGGATGACTAGCACCCCCTATTAAAATTTCTGTGCTCATAGGCACAAATATAACAAATTTATTAAGACACTGTGCCAATAGTCAAAGCGCCAGTACCTTGCAAGGTTCCTGTAAAAGTTGCTTTGTCGTTATTGGGTGCGCTCAAAGACAAGCTGCTAAAGAAAGCAGAGCCTGTAAATTTCTCGTCTCCAGTTACATTAGTAGTCATAACAACGGTAACAGAAGTGCCAGCCAAAAGGTCTGTAAGCAAATCTTTAAAAGACAAGCCGCTAGTACTTACTGAGCTGTCGCCTTCAAAAATGCCCTCGACGTTAAGAGTGTAGCCGTACTCTCCAGCTATAAACTCTTTAGCGCCTGCGCTGTCTTTGTTAGTTACGTCAATCATGTCCTTAGAAATGTCGACGCTGTGAGAAGTCGCGTTAGCGATTTTAGTTAAGGTTCCGCTTACATCCTTATAGATGCTTATGAGCGTACCGTTTACTGGTCCAGTGGTTGCCATAGTTATTTATATATTAGTTTATTTTTCTTTGCTAAATCGCGTAGTATACCGTCTACGCCTTTAATTATATTCTCTGTTACTTGGGTAGCGTTAGCGTCAACAGCGCGCTGCATAAAGCGAACTGGTGCAATGTTACCAGTATATCGCCCAGTGCTCGACTGTATACGCGCTACGGTTCCATATTCAAACATGGCCCCCAAATAGCTATTATAGTACTCTTTACGCAAGCCTATTAAAGCTTTGTCTAGGTTGCTGCTGTCTTTGCTTTTAATAAACCCAATAGAGTCGCGCAAGTCCCCAGTGTCAGAAGGCACCAAACTTTTAGCAGTCGCTATAATTGGCTCGCTGTTTTTTTGTATAACGTCCTGCAACTTGGGGCTTTTAATTTCTACCCCCATAGCATGCAAAGACTGTAATACTTCGGCCATATTTTCTAACTGCTCTTTTGCCATTATTGCGTTAATTCGGTTTGCAATTTCAAATATAAGTTGCGCTGTAAATTGGCTATGTTAACAATGTTATGCGTGCCGCTGTCGTCTACTACTCTATGCTTAACACCTACGGCAGAATTATACCGAATAGTATAAAACACTATTTGTTTATGTTCTCTTCGGTCCGCGTTTACATTCTCGCTGCCGCTCTCCTGCTCTACGCGCTGAGCCCATGCCGTCGCGTACTCGGTCCAAGTTTGCAGCTTCTCGCCTGTATTGGTGTCTATTGTTTCCGTGTAGCTTTGCAAACTTACTAGCACGTCCATTAAGCCCGCGTTCATTATACCAATATTTGAATTTTGTAAGCGTCTAACAAGTAATGAAACCCGTAGCTCATTTCGCTAGAAATAGTACCCGTAATAATTGCCTGCCTATTGTCGTAGTATTGAGCCACCAATAAAAGCGCAGCGTGCTTAATAGTCGCTGGTAAAATAGTGTCTGGCTCTACGCTTGTCGTGCCAACTGGGTTAAAGCCCTCTGTAATTTCAACAATATATTTTATACTGTCGTCAGTTACTTGCGTCGGTGCGGTTTCTATAAATACGTTGCGGCTAAATAAACCCATTGGCTCTGGGCTGGCTATCCAGTCGTCAGCGTCATAAGCAGTTACCGCGTTAGACTCGTTAACATAGTACACACCACCAACAGCTAAGCAGCGCGTGTTTAAGCGCAAGTAATTGCCGCTTGGTATGTTGGTACCGTTAAGAGGATTGACTAACGCTGGCTGGCCTGTAAAGCCGTCGAAGCCATAGCGTGCCGTCGCCTTTCTAATTGAGTAGCCTAAGTAATTACTGCAAGCCTCAATAGCCATAGCAATAAGCCCACTAATATACGAGTCGTCCGAGCTAGCGGTAACTCTTAAATGAGTCTTAGCGTCGGCTAAACTTAAGTAGTCAGTGGCTGCGTTTGTGTAGGCGGTATAATGTCTTGAGACTAACATAATTTTTTACTCAGCGTCTAGCTCAGTTTCTGGGTTTACTGGTTTTACTTTTTTGCTAGGCTTGCTAGGGGTAAGCGCTATAATTTCCTCAGCCACTCCAGCCTCTATTAAAAGCATGGCCTGCTTAGTTTCCATAATAGCCTCGTCTCCAGCGTTATAGCTAAGGTTAAATTTTCCTGTTGGGTTTGCAATAAACTTAATCTTCATTTAGCCCAAGGGCCGTGCACTCAAGACGGCCCTTAGCACTTGGAACTTTTACGACCCCAAGCGGTCAAGCTATTAGGCTACGATGTCCTTACAAACTGCGAAGGCAGTAGGCTGCAACAAGTTGCAATCCAAGTAAGCGTTCAAAACAACGTTAGTCAAGCCAGCAGTAGCACCGCTATAAGGGTCTACTGTCAACTCCATACCACCCCAAGAGGCGATAGCCATTTTAGAGAAGTCTCCAAAAATCATGGCAGACAAGGTGCTAGAAGTACCTTTAGACAAGTTGCTAGGAACTAAAGTTGAAGTAGCTACAGGGTAACCGTTCAAATCAAATCCACCTGCAGGCCAAATAAAGTTACCTTCAACACCAGAAGACTGGCGGGGAATAGTTTGCAAAGCGGCTTTAACTTTAGGGTTAGTCAAGTAAGCAACGCCCTCTCCGTTAGCATTTTCTACAGCCTTCATTAAGTTAACAACGTCAGCCCATACAGGCGCGATTCCGTTAGCGTTAGTGCTGTTAGAAGTTGCACCACCAGCAAAAGTTACGTTAACTGAAGAGTTAGCGATAATACCAGTAGGCTCGTTAGAACCACCGCCCTTAATAGCAGCAGTTTCCAAAGACTGAGCCATAGCATTAAGCAACCAGTTACGCACGTATGCGTCGATGCTGTTAGAAGACTGAAGCATTAACTGGTTAGACACTTGAATATAAGCAGCCAAACGCTTAGGGCTAAAAGTGATTTTAGAGAAAGCGGGGCTCTTTTCAGTAGCTGAACCGTTTTCAGTATTCCATCCAGCAGAAGGCACAGTGCTTGCAGTTGGCATGTCCAAGTTACCCACCAAACCAGACAACTGCTGTACGCCCAAACCGCGCAAAACAGTCTTAGGAAGCAAAACGTCGATGATAGAACCAACAGAAGTTTGAACGTTTACACCACCCTCAGAGCCAGAAGTTCCACCAGTAACTGACATGTCACGCTTGAAAACTTCAGAAGGGATTTTCATAGAGTGTGCGCTTACGCTTACACCGCTACGCTGGTACTCGCTCGAAGCCAAGGCAGAAAACTCACCCTCAACACCATCGCGACGGCCAGAAATAGCCATGTCAATAGCGCGCTTAAAGCTGTACTCTTTAGCCATTTCTGACTTTTCTTTTTCCTCGCTACGGCTAGCAGTGTGGCCAGCGGCTTGAGCTGCCAAGTTTTGCAACTTCTCAAGGGTTTCAACTTCAGCCTTAATAGCACCAAGGCGAG